TGCTCCTGCTCCTGCTCCTGCTCCTGCTCCTGCTCCTGCTCCTGCTCCTGCTCCTGCTCCTGCTCCTGCTCCTGCTCCTGCTCCTGCTCCTGCTCCTGCTCCTGCTCCTGCTTCTGATCCTGCTTCTGATCCTTCTCCTGCTCCTGCACCTGCACCTGCACCTGCTACTTATAATGACGATGCGGTGGTTGCCAAACGGGAAATAGATTCTGATGATATAACTACAGAACAAAACATAAAGTTATTTCGAGCAATGACTGATACCACAAGTCTTGATAAAATCATGTTATCAACATGTTTAAATGATTTTACTTCATTAGATATTCTATTGCAGTATATTGATACGTATGACGTTACTAAAGTAGAAAGAATTTGTAAGGATGCAGAAATATTTGATATAGTTTCTTCAGGTAAAAAAAAAATATTTAATATTCCTGCTTATAATTCATCAACGCCCTTATCGCAATTATTTATTGATTTATTTTCAGATATGCTTCATTCTAATATAGAACAACTTGAAAAAATACTTAAATTTGGAAATCCTACTATTTATGCAATGGTTAGAAACATACGTAGGTCATTTGAAAATTTAAATACGCCAAATAGTAATTTTAACAATATTGCAATATTGAGAGCACAACTTAACTCTATAATTTTAAGATTAAAAAGCGAAGATATAATTTCAAGTAACTTGGGAATAGATGCAAGTGACCCAACATTTTATCATCCTGAAGGCAAAGGTAGCAAAGTAGTTACAATGGGTAATATAAAATATAACCAAAATAGTAAAATAAAAATAAAATTTAAAATAATTAAATTAACCAGAAGTCCGCCATCAGATAGTTTATATATTGTATGCATCTACGGCAATACAAGATTACCCGATACTATTATATCAGATATAATTAAGCATGGTTTAAATATTAATAGTTATAGTATCAAAATACATGGAAATACTAGTATACCTAAAAATAATATTAAATTTTTTATAGCTGAAAAAGATTATAATAAGTTTGTTATATCTGTTGATAAAGGAATGGATATTAGTATTGATTCATATGGTAAGGCATCGACTGAACCTATACTTACTATTAGCTCTCCAACTATAACATGGGAAATTTACGCACCACCCTCTTCAGCGCGACCATCATATGCATTTTCTTCATGTGATGAAAAAAAATGCAAAAGCAGTGACCCAAAATGCGGTGCCTTCGGTTTAATGGATGTTTATGGAACAACATATCATGTATACCCAGATGAAAACTTATGCGGTCCTTCTGATTCTAAAGATAATGAACGTAAGTTATATGATAAAGATAAAATTATTGCAACGGCAAAAAAAAAACACGAAAAAACACAAGCTGATTTAAAAGCAAAACAAGCAGAAGAGAGTAGAATTAATAGAGCTGCATGGGAAATTCAATTGACAGACAACGATGGTATTTTATCAGAACCTATATTTTATAATACTGAAACCAGAGAAACAAGAAGAACCAAAAGGCCAGACTATTTACAAAAATCTATGAAAAATCTTATCGACCAGGCAAAAAAACAATATAATATATCAACAAATTGCACCATTCAATATAATGATACCGATGGACTATTTTTAGTAAATGGCGAAGGAGATAGACAAGATACATGTAAAAGACAAGAAAAAGCTGATGCTGATGCAAAAGCTATCCAAGAAGAACAAGCGGCTGCACAAGAAAAAACAAAACAAGATGCAGAAATAGCTGCAAGAGCACAAACCGAGAAAGACTTTTATGAGACTGCAACAACTGATTTTACAGGAGTTGTTAATAGAATAAAAGATATGCTTACAAAATCGCGGTTAAGTTACACTCGAATAGAATCAGAAATAAAGTCTATTCCACCATCTTATCCACAAGTATCAAAAATAAATGATGTAAAAAAACAAATAAACGCTGATTTAATACAATTATTACAAATAAAACAAGATGCTGAAAAAATATTAGGAGATATGCAAATATTACATTCTGTATCTCCTTCGACTTTTAATCAAGGTATTAAAGATGACATATCTTCAAAATTAACACAACTAGTTAATACAGCAAATGACACTAAACGACAACTAGATACTAATATCAGCCGTCTACAACAACTACTTGAATCAGTTGCAGCAGAAAAAACAGCAGTCGAAGAAAAACAAACTGCACTAGAAAAAACAGCAGTCGAAGAAAAACAAACTGCACTAGAAAGAGCAGAAGCGGAAGCAGAAAAAATTTTGAATGATGGGAAGATATATTTTTGTAGTTATATTCGTGGCGGAACATATGCCGATAGTCCTGGTATATTATTACTTTCAATGGAATGGGCGGTATTTTATCATGGAAATTTTTTTGGTGATAATTTTCAAGATGATTTTAAAATAGCTTGTAAACCTTTACTATTGCGTGCAATATCAGCAAAGAACACTACAGAAACTATATCTGCCGGTGCTGTAGCTATAAAAATAAATTGTACCCCCCCTAGAAGTTCATTAACCTCAGACTATAAAAATAGTATTATTACAATAACTTCATCGGATACTAATAAAGTTTTTACTTTTAAAATGAATGTTCCTTTTGACGTAATAATAATTACTAACGCATTCTGTAAATCAAACATATTAACACAAGAAGGTAGAAAGAAAGTAATCGCGGAAAAAGAAGCTGCAAATGAAATGTTTAGAAAAGATACAGCAGAAGAAAAAAAATTAAAACTAGCTCAAACTAAAGTTGAAGTTATGAAAGAACTTGAAAGACTAGCAAAGTTGGTAGAACAATCAAAAGAAAACCAACAAAAACATATTGAACAAATGGAACAATTAAATAGATACATTGAAAATAGTAAACAAACAGGAGTTGCGATTGATGAAGAATTTAGGATAAAATTACAAACACTCAAGGATGAAAATGATAAAGCAATCGCATTGGCTAAGAAAAAAAAAGAAGAACATACAACGAAATTAGCTCAGGATAAAGACAAGGCTGACGAAGAGATAAAGAAGCAACAGGAAAACCAGAGATTGGAGGCACTCAAAACATTCAAGTCTATAATAGCGCGAAATCCAGTATCTGAATCACCCACTCTGTCGATAGACGACTCAATTTTACCCAGCGTAAAATCTTTGCAAACGAAACAATCTCTTCCTACAGGTTGGGTTGAATACTTTGACGATAATGACAGACCCTACTACCATAATGAGTCAACAAACGCAACACAATGGGAACGTCCCGTTGATGCTGCTCCTGCTCCCGCTCCTAAACCTGCACCAGATAATAACTTAAAAACAGCTACTGAAGCTTCAAAATCAATACAAAGTAATACATTCGCAACTCAAATAAATAAAAAAGCATCCGCCTTAGCCAAAATAAGGGAAGGATGGTACCTTAATCCTAATTATGAATATCTTAATGATAATGATAAACCAGAATTTAAAAAATATTATAATTATGTAACAAGAGAATATAGTGATAATTTGCCAGAAGGTGTAAAAGCTAAGGAGGGCGCATACCCTGGTCAGCCTCCTGAACCTCAAGGTGGTGGTAAAAAACAGCGTAAACGTTCTACTACAAAGAAACAAAATAATAATAGAAAAATTATTAAAAAAAATAACAATAAAAAAAAGAGGACTTCAATCAAGAAAAATAAAAAACGCATTGTCACTAGAAATACACGAAGGCGTATATTTGAGTAATAACAATAGTAACAAAAAGTTATATTTCATTAAGTATATATAACATACTATGAAAGAAAATTGAAGACTATATCATATCTTATAATATGATATAGTAGAAAGAAGAAAGAAGAAATTTACAATGAACAGGCTCCGTTCCAACAACAGCAACGACAATAACAACAACAACATCCCAAACGTCACATTGCGACTCGTCATGTCATGTGATGTTTTCTGGAAATACGAGATGGATATCGTGGTTGACCGCCAACAATTCGACCCCAAGCTTACAAACCGAAATCAAGAAGAGTCGGAAGCATTCGACATCCTGTCGCGCCACCTATGCGACGAAATGAAAAAACATATTCACGCAGATTTGACCCAGAATGCTGAACATGGCTTAATCCGAAAACTGGAAGAAATTTATCCCAAGTTTCATATTCATGGGTTGAATACACACGAAATTCTTTACCCCTTCGACCCATGCAATTCAGCACACTCCCGTGGCGATGGCAAAATATTCATTTGCACACATTGCTGATTGTTACAAGGACTTGTTACGTTTACGAGACTTACATAACTTAGGTGACTTAATTGATTTTCGGTTACGTATTGTTTTCCTTCTATTTTTATTCCTACCTTTATTCTTCCCATATTTTTTGCGACTACGTATACGACTTGAACGACCTCCTCCACCTTGACTATCCGAATCACTATCAGCTCTACCAGGACTTTTCGAAGGGTCGTAGCCGCTTGGTAATTCCCCATGAAATTTTCTACATGCTTGCAATACAACAAAATCTGTTTGAGGGTCAATAGTCCCATTAATAACAGCAATATGTATCATATCAGAAAGTTTTATCACAGGATATATACCTTCAATATAGTCATACATGTGTCTATATTCAGGTTTAAATACATACTTAGGACCCTGTAATGCACCGCGTAAAGCCGATTTAGTTAAATTAAGTTTTAAATATTTACTATCATACTTTTTTTGAAGTTCTCTAACTTTTTTCATATTTTCTGGAGTGTTTTCTTGTGAAAATGTTGATATTTGTAAACGCAAGTATTCGAGTTCACGTTCAGCTTTACTTATTGGAGCTTCAAGTCCTTGACCCATTTCTTTTATAACGTTTGGATATGTCATTAATCTTTGTTCAACTTCCACAAGTCCAAACTTGTCATGGACATCTTCTTTATCACCCGTAAGTGGGTCAACCGATAAAATAACATCATCCATAGGAGGACCAGGAGTCATCATATACATGTCTGTCATTCTTCGTCCCACACGATGACATCTAAATTTACATGTATCTGGAAAAATAAAACCAGTTACATCGCGATTATAACATAACGAACCGCTGATTACTTTTCTAAGATTATCTTTCTGCAATGAATCATCTGGGTTTTCTTTAGTTCTTTTTACAACTTTTTCAATAAAATAATTATAAGGTTCGTCAAAAAAAGAGGAGGTATGTGGATTATACATATATACACCAAATGAATGTCCAAACTTTGCAGACGTAAATGTGTCGACAGCAACAGAGTCTATAAGTGCGGGTCTTCTATCCTCGCCTGGAAATGTAACTGCATGACAATGGAATATAAAAATACGCGGACCTCTTTCTTGTTTTGCACTTTCTCCTATCGGTGACCTTGACCTTGGCCTTATTTTTTTTATTTCTTCTGTTTTTGAATCTTCGGGTGAGTCGCGAAATTCAAAATTTGACTCTTGCGACATTATATAATATTATGATAGTATTACTAATATATAATATATATAAAATTGAAAATATTAAATAAAAAGTATATAGTATAGTATAATTAGTTCAAAACAACCATGAATCCTAAATTCAACCCAAATACAAGCAGACCGGCGGTATTTCACCCACCTACCTACCAAACGAATCCGTATATCCCCATGATAAACGTCCCCACAACTTCAAAGCTCCCATCCTCCGGCGAAATCGTCACATCGATTGAATTATTGACCAAACATGTATCCGATTTATCGCGCAAGATTGACCGCATTGAGTCGCGTGTAAATGATTGGGTAAATCTCCAGTTAGCGGAGCGTATGCATATCGCCGAGCGCGGCATCAGTGCCCTAAAAACGTGTCACAACGACCATGATGCAAAAATCGCGCGTATATCGCAGCACTATCTCAGCGAAAAAGATGGCACAGATTTATATGAGCGTATCCGCGATTTAGTCGACCAGAACGACGACACCAATAAATGCCTCGACCGATTTTCCGATATTTTGGCTATTCATACGCGCAAGTTGCGTCACGCCAAGCATAGGTCACGCAATCTTGCCAAAAAATACGCCGAGATTGGTATCCTACGCCGACGCGTGTCCAAGGTGGAAGAAAATAACACCGAAAACGCCCAATGTTTCGAAACGACTACCGAAGTTAGGGGTCTAGTGGATGATATGAGAGCGGAGCTGCGCGAGTATAAGGAAAAGTGTGCATATTTGGAGTGTGCGAATGCGTGTTTAAGTATTGGTTATAACACGCACACGCATATCGAAGACTTGTATCGAGATTTGCCATCATTGGAGCCGATAATGTGTGATGAAAATACGGGGCTATGCGAGGGCACAGACTTGGATGCATATTTTTCGAACTACTGGGATAATACTAGCCAAACCCAAAACCAACTGGAAGAAAAGCAGGAAGATGCACAAAAGGACGTCGAAAATACACATAAAGAAATCGTAATAAACGTCGAAGAAGAACTTGTAAAATATGGCGATGTTAGTAACGATAACGACGACGAGGATGACTTTGAGAAGATATAATAACTGAAATCTAGGATTAAAAATATAATTTCAATAGTATGCAAAACTATATTGAAATGATATACATTCTAATTTTTTTCGAGGTAGTCGATAGCACTAATAAGGATTTTTTCCTGGTCGGATAGTTTCTGAAAAATCAAACAATTGTCAAATTTTAGTGCGACGTTTCGTCTGCCTCCTCTGCCACCTCTATTTAGTCCTGAACATATTAAAAATACCCCCTTTTCGTTCACTAAAATATTTACAAGCACTGCGCCGTTTACCAGTTTAATATCCGTAGTATCTTTGTCGAGTCGTATCCAACGTATGAATCGTCCAACTTGTAGTTCATTGAGTTCATCTACGTATTTGTAGTCTTTCAGGACTTTATGGTATTCTTTCAATTCGCCGCTCGAAAGTTGCAGTTTCTGTAAAATATCGTTCTTGTTTTTTTTCATCACTGCGGAAGATAACCCGGCAACATTTGTATTGTTTTCATTTTCAAGTGCTTGAATCAGGTCATTCACGTCGAGACTCATTCTTTATTTATATAATGGAATACTAGCTATATATACTATATCTATAACTTTAAATTCTATTGTAGAATATATTGGATATTGGATATTGGATATGTTTTTTCGAAGGTCCGCTGAACAAAATTCAAAACATCCCCCGAAAACGACCAACCAAGAATTGTGCAAAATGGCCTCCCAACTTCCGCGACCATCTTTTGAACCATCCGTCTGCGGCATTCTATTATGCTCCATCTCACCAAAATATGCCCGGAGTATTATCCAAAACATCCCCCGAAAATGGCCAATCAAGAATTGCGAAAAATGGCATCCCAACTTCCGCGACCATCTTTTGAACCCTCATTCGCGAATATGCAATCCGCTGCATAATGCTCACGTTCCACTATAACAAAAAATCACACACCAAAGCATAAAGGTAAGGCCGCACAAATGGCGCAAGCGGACGCCGAAGAAGTGATGATGTAATGTTTTTTCAAATCTATTTTCGATTTTTGAAAAAAGGACATTTATAAATGTCCATTTTTCATTTTTCAGTTTTAGATTTGAAAAAAATGTTGAAAATCTCACTCAGACCATAATGCTCTTATTTCCGTTTTTGAGTTGAAAAATTTGTTACGATAAAATTTTGGACATTTTTATATATATTTTCGAAAAGGGTTTAGGCGTAAAATATATTCTATATTTATGTATATAATAGAATGGAAATTACGCCAAATTACGCCAAGAAATTTCAGTGTAATATTTGTGACTTTAAATGCTCTAAAAACGTTGACTGGACGCGACATGTGTTGACACGTAAACATATAAATAGAACAAATATAAACAATATAGAACAAAAAAATACGCCGGAGTCTACCAAATATGATTTTGTATGTAGTAAATGTAATAAGGAATATAAAGCAAGAACTAGTTTATGGTATCATACTAAGAAGTGCAATGGTTCAAACACAATACCATTACCAATAAAATTTGATAATAAGGGTGTAATAGATGATGATAAACAAGAAACAGATACAACTATAGGAGATAACATATGCTCTGACAATAATATAACTATAACAAAAAATATGTTTATGGAATTAATAAATGACAATAAAGAAATGATGAAAATAATAAAAGGACAACAGGAGCAAATAAATAATATAATACCAAAAATCGGTAATATAACTAATACTACAAATAATACTACGCATAACAATTTTAATTTGAACGTATTTTTGAACGAGCGGTGCAAAGATGCTTTAAATATATCAGATTTTATAGATTCACTAAAAATAACATTAGATGATTTACTATTTTCAAAGACAAATGGCATATCTCGTGGTATAACCGATATTTTAATAAAAGGGCTCAAAGAATTGGATATTCATAAACGACCTATTCATTGTACAGATATAAAGCGTGACATCATGTATATAAAAGATGAAGACAAGTGGCAAAAAGATGAAAATCACGCGATGATGAAAAATACGATTGTAAAAATTGCAGACAAGGAGCGAACCGCATTGCAACAATGGGCAATAGATAATCCAGACTGGATTGAAACAGAAAGGAAACAAATCGAATACCTGACAATGATGCGCTCAATATGCGAACCTATTGAAAACTATAACAACTACGAACGAAAAATAATAAAAAATATAGGTAAAGAAATAATAATAGATAAAAATAGTTAGTCCATGCATCGGAACATCCGTCTGCGAATATGCAATCCACAGCATAATGCTCACGTTCCACTATAACAAAAAATCACACACCAAAGCATAAAGGTAAGGCCGCACAAATGGCGCAAGCGGACGCTGAAGAAGTGTATGATGTAATGTTTTTTCAAATCTATTTTCGATTTTTCAAAAAAGGACATTTATAAATGTCCATTTTTCATTTTTCATTTCTAGATTTGAAAAAAATGTTGAAAATCTCACTCAGACCATAATGCTCTCATTTGGTTTTTTAAGTTGAAAAATTTGTTACGATAACTTTTTAGACATTTTATAAATATATATTAAAAGTATTTAGAAGTTTTTTTTTGTATACTCTTAAAATATAATAAGATTATTTTAAGATTATTTTAAGATTATTTTCAGCCAAGTTTTAAGATTATGCCAAGAAAAGATATCGACTATTCTACCACCATTATTTACAAAATAACTTGTAAATCTCCTGACGTTAATGAGGTATACGTGGGGCAAACAACAAACTTTGTTCAAAGAAAATATGCTCATAAGCAATCATGTACAAATACTAAAGCTGCTAACCATAATTGCAAGCTATACCAGGTGATAAGAAAACATAATGGTTGGGATAACTGGAATATGGAGATAGTTAATTTTTTTAATTGTAAAGACAGCTATGAAGCAAGGCAAAAGGAACAAGAATATTTTGTATTACTTAAAGCTACGCTTAATAGTATTGAACCATTATCAAAACCAAAACAAAATAATGTTACCATAAATGTAAAGGAGTGTAAAGAAAAAAAAACATATCACTGCGAACATTGTAATACGACATGTTCTAATGAAGACACGTTTAACAAGCATAATGAGACGAGAAAACATAAAGAAATAGTCTCAGGGCAAAGAGCACCTCCTATAGAAGCAACACTTAGTAAAAATGTAGCAGGGTTTTCCTGTAAAGCTTGTAACTTTAAATGCTGTAAAGAGTCAAACTATCAAGCTCACCTTATGACACTGAAACACAAAAAGTATACAAATGTATACCAAAGTATACAAACAAATGCCGTGACTGAAAATGCTCTCACATGTGTGTGCATGAAAACATATGCAACCCGTATGGGGCTTTGGAAACACAAAAAAAAATGCCAATTATTAAAGGAACCATCTGGAGACTCATTATCGTCTGAGTTAAAAGATATGACAATAAAAGACAAAGACGATATAATTATAAAATTATTAAAAGACAATGAAGAGATTCGCCAAATCTTGAAAGAAGTGATACCCAAAATGGGTAACAATACTATCATAAACAACAACAACAACAACACGACAAACAATAACACGTTGAATAATTTCAACTTGAACTTCTTTTTGAACGAGCAGTGCAAAGATGCTCTCAATATTTCGGAATTTGTGGAGTCGCTTAAGATAACATTCGAGGATTTATTGTATTCGAAGAAGAATGGATTGGTGCAAGGTATTAGCAATGTGATGATAAGGGGATTGAAGGAGTTGGATATATATAAGCGACCGATCCATTGCACGGATAAGAAACGCGAGACGATGTATATTAAAGACAAGGAGAAGTGGGAAAAAGACGATACACACAAGATAATGAAAAATACAATAGAGATGATTGCAGATAAGGAGCGAAATGCGTTGCAAATATGGACAGACGAAAATCCTGATTGGATGGAGACCGAGCAGAAACAAATAGCGTATTTGACAATGTTGCGCAATATTTCAGAGCCGATAGAAGATGAGGAGAAAAACGGGCGCAAGATTATTCGTGCAGTAAGTCGTGAAGTAGTTATTGACAAGAATGAGTAGAACACGCGGCGCGAGGATAGTATGGGAGGGCTGCGAATCATGAGACTTTAAAAAGGAGAGAAAGGAGAGAAAGGAGAGAAATAAATCATAAATAAGATATTGGATAGTTTTATTAAAAGTGAAAAATAATATATATAAAACGCTTAGACACAATGATATAAAATATGATAGTATTATATAGCAACCATAACCACCGCCACCACCACAACGACAACAAACATGGTTTTCGAGACAAACGCGACCTATGATTATTCATTTTATTATAAACAGGACAATAACATAAAACCCGCACCAAAAACACACAACGATGTATATTATCATCGTATGCAAGAGCGAGAACCTATCACTGAACCAAATATAAATCGTAACAATAAAGACGATGCACGCGATGCACGCGAGGCATATTATGAATTTGTATATAGCCCAATGTTACCCAAGTCGTCGTCGCCCCCAGCGAATGAAATAAAGGGGAATTTGGTATTATATTATATCAGTAAATGGTGCTGTTGTTATACTGCATAGTATATTTGGTGGAAACCGATATAAAAACAATGAAACATATTTATATTAATAACTATGTTTCATTTTCGCAATCTATGCCACCATTACCATGATGAGAATCCGCCACTGAGTGCACCATTTGCTGCTTCAGGTTCGTCGCCGCCGCCGCCGCTACCACCCCCACCACCGATATACATATTTTCATTTGTTTTCATCCCGGTAGTGGCTGCGTTTTGTGCAGGCATTTGTGTAGTTGTAGATGTGGGTGTAGTAAATGATGGCGTAGGTAGTGTAGATGACGCGTTTGTTGTGTTATTTTGTCCCGAATCGGATGTTGTTCCTAAAGATTTAGATGACAATCTATCATTTATTTCAATTATTTCTTTAGCATCGATAGCACGTTGAACCTTTTTCAATTCTTTTAATTTTGTGGCGATGGTAATACCAATTTCGTGTGCTTTTTCGTCATTGGTTCCCAATTCTTTTGCTTTGTTTTTTGCTTTATTGTATGCAATTTCATAATACAATTGATCTTCTTCGCCGTCATATCTGTCGAATTCCGGGATATTTTTTATACCGAACATTTTTATGATATAGTTATCTATTGTGAAATATCTTCCAAACCTGTATAGCAAAATCGATGTTCTTTCTTGATATCCACCTTTCGATGTCAATAGAATTATAATAATAAGAATAGATATATTTGTCAAATTAATAACGTCGTAGTATTTTCCACTTAAGGATGGTATAAAATTGATCAACCGGTCAATAAAGTATATGCCGATAACAAATAAAACGATTGGTAGAAGTGTAATTGATATAATATAAAGGGAACTATCTGCATACGTGCATCTAAAACTAAATTTTTTGATTAAGTAGTATAATATTAAAACGGGAATTATGGAGAGAGAACTATATTGAACAAAGTTTAATAAATCTGCTTGTTTAAATTTAGATAGTTTAAAAACATATGAAAAAAACCCTCCATTTGTTGTAGAATCAATATTATTCATTAATATTAAATATTCACTATGAAATATATTAAGAAATTAATTATATTACAAAATAATTATATCTAAAATAATGTAAAAAATATAAGAAAATATAAGAAAGCAACGAAATATAGTTATGATAAAACTATATTTCGTATTTTATTTATGCCTTTAATGACATGGATGGATGGTTGCCTACATACCCGCCTACATACCCGCCTACCACTTGGTGGAACTTAATGCGCCATTTGCGGGTTCCGGACCATTATCACCACCACCACCGATAAACATTCCTTCAGTGCTTTTCATATATGGATTACTATTATTGCTCATACCGGGCGTAGCTGCATTTTGAAGAGGGTTTTTAGTATTTGCATACATATTGTTATAGTCTGGAAGAACTTGCTTAGGTCCTTGTGTTGGAAGCGGAGGTGGGATAGCATATTGTTGCGAAATAGTAGGATTTAGTGTAGTTAGCGACGAGTTATTTGAATTGTTACCAGAACCAGTGGAAGATTCGGTTCCTATTACAGAATCGTATTTTGATAACTTCATAATTTGTTCGGCATCGGTGGTGCGTTGAATTTTCTTGAATTCTGCAAGTTTATTGGCGACCCGATTTCCAAAGTCTTTCGCCTTTTCATCGCTCCCACCCGAATTCTTTATTATATCATATGCTTTTCTATATGATTTATCGAGAGACCATTGGTCGCGTTCACCATCGATTATGCTAAATTTGGAAGGAGTTTTTACACCAACAAAAGATAGCAAATGATTAAATATGTTATCAAGTCTATACAATAAAATACCCGTTCTTTCCATATATCCAACACGAATTAAAAGTAAGGTCATAATAAGAACTATTGATATATTTGTCAAGTTCGCGACATTATAGTATACTCCACTCAATGTTGGTATATAGTTAATAATCCGGTCAATAAAAAATATACCTGTAATTAGTAAAATAATAGATAGAAGTGTAATGGATACTATATACAACGACGTATCTCTATAGGTAGCTTTTAGACCATATTTTTTCACATAGAATATTAATAATAAAACTGGAACAATACAAAGCAAACTATACTGGATAAAATTGAATAATTCCGATTGTTGAAGTTTAGATAGGTTGAAAATATAAGAAAAAAACCCCTGGTTTATTGTAGTTTTTATATCTTCCATTATATTATATTTATTAAATATTTACTATGAAATATGTTAAGAAATTAATTATATTAAGTAACGACTTATATCCAAAATAGTATATAAACAACGAAATATATTTATGTTAGTAATTATATTTCGTTAAAAAAAAAAGTAGATATTTTATTACCACGAAGAGAATCCTCCGCCTCCAATACTATTAGCGGGTTCGGGATCATTAGTTGATTGTCTATCCATAATCATGTTTTCGTTTTTTCCAGCATATGGATTTGTAGTGCTTAGACCCGATGTGGAAATATACTGAGTTGGATTTTGGGACGAGGATATAGAATTCTGTCCATTCATATTAGGTAACATGTTTGATATGTTTTCTTTAGAAGCAGCAGATGTTCCTAAAGTGTTAGAAGAATTATGTCTAGATATTTCTGCTATTTGTTTTGCATCGGTTGTTTCTTGTATAGATTTTATTTTTTTTAACTTGTCGACTATCATGTGACCTGTCTCGTCAGCTTTTTCAATCGTAGCACCTAATTCTATAGCTTTATCTCTTGCTTTATAGAATGCCACCTGATATTGATAGTTATTGTTTTCATTGTTAAACATATCGTATTCAGGGGGATTATTTATACCGACTGAAGATAACATGCGATTAAATAGGGCGTCAAATCTGGATAATAAAATAGATGTTCTTTCAAGGTATCCTGTATTATGGATTAATAATAAAGCCATGATAATAGCAATAGACAGATTTGTTATATTAATGACATCATAAAATTTTCCACTAAGGGGGGGTATATAGTTAATTATTCTATCGATAAAATATATTCCGACAATAAATAACATAATTGATAAAAATGTTGTGAATAAAATATATAAAGAACTATCGGCGTAAGTTATAGAAAACTCGTATTTTCTGATAAAGAAGTATACTACTATAAATGGAACTATCGAAAGTATACAATATTGAATAAAGTTTAATAAATCTGCTTGTTTAAATTTGGATAGTTTGAAAACATATGAAAAGAATCCTTGGTTAGTGATAGACTTAATTTCATCCATTATATTATATTTATTAAATAATTACTATGAAATATGTCAAGAAATTAATTATAGTAAGTGATGAATTATACTAAGCGGTGAATTATACTAAGCAGCAAACTATATAAAAATACAAAATATAAAAAAATATTTAGATATAAAAGGAGCACTATCTATATACACATACATACTATATGCTAAAACTTTCTTCTAAAATAAATAAAATAAAACGATATAATTGTGAGACACCAAATCAACATGGTGGAGACGAACACGAACACGAACACGAACACGAACACGAACACGAACACGAACACGAACACGAACATGAAGAATACCAGTATTTAAATCTTTTGAATGATATTTTGGAGCATGGTGTATTGGAGAAAGGACGAAACGGGAATACGCTATCCATTTTTGGATCGGCGATGCATTTTAGCCTAGAAAATGGTAAAATACCGATACTTACAAGTAAAAAAACTGCATGGAAAACATGTCTAAAGGAATTATTATGGTTTATTCGTGGGGATACTAACAATGAACACCTGCAGCGTGATGGTGTTCATATTTGGGATGGCAATGGGTCGCGCGAGTTTTTGGATAGTAGAGGACTTTCGAATAATCGCGTAGGAGATTTAGGCCCTATATACGGACACCAGTGGCGGCATTTCAATGCTGATTATCAAACATGCGATACAGACTATAGCGGACAAGGCGTTGACCAGTTACAAGAGATTATAGATACATTAAAAAACCCAGAAACAAGGACGAGTCGACGTATGGTAATGACTGCATGGAATCCATGCAAGTTGAATGAAATGGCACTTCCGCCGTGTCATATATTGTGCCAATTTAATGTGACGGATGGGACAAAATTGTCGTGTTCGATGACGCAAAGGTCAAATGATGAATGTTGTGGGACCCCGTTCAATATAGCATCCTATAGTTTTCTTACACATTTGCTAGCAAAACATTGTGGATTGGAGGCTTATGAGTTTATATATTTTAAAGGTAATTGTCATATTTACGAGGAACATATTGAAGGAGCAAAGTTACAGCTTCAAAGAGTGCCTTACCCTTTCCCAAAAGTTTCAATTCAACGAATTAGAGAAAATATTAGTGATTATCAAGTTGAAGATTTTGAAGTTCACGAGTATCAGCACCATCCGCCGATAAACTTTCAGATGGTTGCATAGAAATATAGAAATATAATAATATAATAATATAATACTACGTATAGTATATACCATGGGGAAATATTTTATAGATAAGTATTCATTATACCATTTATGTTCAGGAATTATTGCTTATTATTGTGGTTTGTCGTTCGCGGAGTGGTTTATACTACACGCAATTTACGAGATGGCGGAAAATTCGCGACTTCAGAAAGAACTAGACAAAGTTGAAATATGGCCTGGGCGTAAACCAAGTCCCGATACATTTATAAATAGCGTAGGCGACCAAATATCTACTATGATTGGTTGGTGTATAGGTTATATTGTAAATAAATATTATGTAAAATGAAAATTATGAAAATTATGAAATTATAAAATTATAAAATTATGAAATTATGAAATTATAAAATTATAAAATTATAAAATAAACATACTATGCAAAAATAATGATTGCGTATAAAAAGATTTAAAATACTATTATTAAGAAATATATAACAACGCTATATATTTACTTACGTTTACGTTATAGAATAGTTAGATGAGTAATAGTTCATCATTATCCGCAGCGAAAAGGAGGAGAGGGGGTGGTCCTCCAGTCGGACAACCCCTCCCTGGAGCACCACCGGGAACACAAGGACCTCCGCAAATGAGTGGAGGGGGTGGAGGAATTTTACCTCCGGGGTTGCCACCCAATTTTAGACAAATGCCTCCGCAGCTTCAGCAACAGATACTTCGACAGATACAGCAACGGATGATGCAAGCACAACAGCAAGCACAACAGCAAGCACAACAGCACCCAGTCGATACTCGTCAAAATATACCAATCGTAATGAGTTCAAATAATATGAACGAGAAGATGCCTTCAAAAATTGCAGGTAATGGACCATATGTTGTAAATTCAATATTGCATAATCGTGCAATATCCGAGGTAGATGGTATTCATATTCGTGATTTGCCCATGAGTTCTGCAGGACTTCCGTGTCTACCATCCGGCGCAGCACTTCCACCAAATATTTTATTTAAATTGCACCATGACGAGCTCCTGAATCAAGATGCGACCATAAACGAATATTCTAATCTGCTGCAAATGTTGACAAATCGTGTAGACAAGATTGAGCGAGGAGGAGGAGGAGGAGGAGGAGGAGTAGCATCCGCTCCTTCATCTTCCTCTAGTTCGGTACCCCAAGAGAACACATCGACTGATATGAATAGTTTAGCAGGCAATACCGACTTTATTGCAAAGGTATTGGATAATATACTTACAAATACAAATTTGTCAGATATTATTAACCAGATAGAACCATTGCAAAAAGAGAACGAGTCATTAAGAGCACTTATACATTCTCAACAGGTGGCATTGAATGAGTTGTCTACACTGGTGATGAAAGTTATCAATGGAAGTTTACCATTGCAGAACCAACACCAACACCAACACCAATACCAGGATCAACACAAGCCAGAACTTAACACAATTAATTTAAACACTTTAAACACAAAGTATGAAGAGACCCAGAATGAGTTTTGCAACTATGTGAATGGTGCTGGAGGAGAAATGGGAGAAGAAATATATCAACAAAATCAACATGAAGTAATTCAAGGACAAGACGACGGACAAGACGACGGACAAGACCACGGACAAGACCACGAACAAGACGACGAACAAGATGACGAACAAGACGACGAACAAGAAGTATAATGCGACAAATATTTATAAATTATATATGTATCTTTTTCGATACACATATAAATATACAGAAAAATATAGTAAACAATCAATGAGTAAGAAATTATAAAAAAATCTATAAAAATATGTTAGTGAGTATAGATACTAACAATCTGAATAATCCAAACAACACGATATGAAAGAAATAGTAGCAGTTGTTGTATTTTGTCTAATATTATTTATTTATTTGCACGTCCATTTTCATTTAAAAAAAGTGAATGATTTAGAGATATATGAACTATGCCAGCCGTCGAAGGATAGATTAGAGGAGGTATGTGACTTTCGCCAACCGGTAGTAACCGATTTCAATAATCAAACCATTATTGATAAATGTAATTTGAACTACGTGAAGGCAAATTATACGGGGTATGATATAAAAATCCGCAATGTAAAAGAACGCGACGATGAAACGGAGTTGTATATCCCTTTAGGTATAGCCGAATCTATTGATTTATTTAAAAAAGACAAAGAGTCGAAATATATGAGTGAAAATAATTACGACTTTTTAGACGAAACGGGTATTATAAAATTGTATAGAAATAACGACATGTTTTTGAGACCATCGATGGTTTCATCGTGCAACTATGATATATTATTTGGTTCACTTAATGTAGAAACACCCTTGCGATATGATGTAAATTATCGTAACTATTTTGTAGTTACACATGGTAAGGCAATCGTAAGATTGCTTGTTCCAAAGTCGAAGAAATATTTATATGCGACAAACGACTATGATAATTTCGAATTCATATCACCGGTGAATCCGTGGAATGTGCAAGATGAATATCGTGCAGATTTTAATAAGTTGCGCACAATAGACGTCACGCTATTGGCGGGACAAATGATTCATATACCAGCATACTGGTGGTATAGTATTAAATTTGTAAAATCAAATACTACGATAAGTGTGTTTAAATATAAGACATATATGAATACATTGGCGATAAGTAACCATTTAGCTATGCGGTTATTACAAGGGCAAAACACGAAACGTGTTGTTGCGAGTAAAATGAATATAGTTGAGAATAAAAAAAACAATACTCAGAACAAAACGGAAAACCATGGTGAAGATAATGGTGACTATGTAAGTATAGGAATAGCGAATATGGGGGATCAAGATCAAGACGTTGCGTCATCCTCGTCGTCAATTCCAATATCAACACCAGCACCATATAATATCCATCAAAAAGCAACTAATACATTAGATACAGAAAATACATTACACGACGACAAAAACAAAAACAAAACCAAAACCAAAACCAAGGACGAAATCAATGAGGATATAGTGATCAACTTGTAGTCCATATACCATATACTCGTCATAAAGCCTTTTCCAGTAATGAAATAAAACTTTGTATATCAATGTTTGTATCTGGTGTTTCTTTTGTGAGCACACAAACAAAAGGAAGTCTGAATTTTTCGGGTATATAGTTTAAATAGGTGATATTAATATATTTATCACCATTAAAAAAATTAACAGGATAATCTCTATAGTAAAGATAACATTTGCGAAAAATAAGAATAGTTGCAAATATAAAGGATATTGACCAGAGGTCATTATATTTTGTATTTTTTACCCAGTTATATTCATTATTATCTTTATAAATGTCGCCGGTGTTACGCGTTTCAGGATGACAAAAAGGTTTCGTTCCTCCCGTGCCTTCTGATAATTCATGTAATCCGCATAACCCAAAGTCAATAATATATGACCGATTTGTAATATTCTCGACTATAATATTATCCGGTTTTATGTCACCATGAACCATATGTTTCGAGCTAATAAATTGAATAGACTTGGAAATACGTATACACATCCTGATATAAAATTCTATATCCAGTTTTTGATTTTCATAAATCATCATCCAGTCACGAAGTGAAATCGTATCATGTATTCTTGGCTGAACACTGAAGCTTATATTTTTTTTATTTTTTGAATAAAAATGTGCATAATATGGTAAAACTATGCTATATTCTTCTATAAGTCCTTTACCTAAGTTATACATACCGGTTATCTCATTTTTGAAGTTAAACGAGTCTGTGTCTATTTTTATTATAAAATTATCGGTTTTAAAAACACCAGCACGATATTTGGAATAAGCGACGTCATTCTCGTAAAGTTTAATACTTCGAAGGTTACACATAATATCTGCGTTATTATTTAATAATGCATCAATGTGTTTTGTAAATTCGCAGAATTGCATACTAGTCATTGCAATCCGCCATGAACTATAGTCTAAATTAGCGATATAAAAATTTGAAATATTTCGCACATATGTTTTTTTATAGCAATTGTGATATGCATTTGTAGTTATTTTGTCTATTATATTGTTAATAGTTACGGATATAGGAATCATATTAAAATCTTTATCAAGACTAGGTTCTTTATTGTGATGATTCTTGTCTTTTGAAATATACATTGTTTCTGTTTCCTTTTCTTTTTCCTTTTCTTTTTCCTTTTCCTTTGCAGTTTCCATGACGACTTCTTGCTGTTGTTCTTGCTGTTGTTCTTGCTCTTTGCTACTATAGTCGTATATTATTTTATTCGCCCCATTTTTAGATTTATCTTTAATCTTGAAAAAAGAAAATAATTTATTTTTTAAAGATGTTATTCTATTTTTCATGGAACTCATGGTATCTATGTATCTATTGCGACGACAACAGGAGGATACACTTTGTTATGTAGTTAGTTATAGTTTATTACAATAATATATTTATATAGTATTGTAATATATTTATCCAAACGTGGACTCTTCGCAAAATTCAATGTATAAAAATCCATCTTCATCGCTATTTTCTTGATATAGCATGCACATTGGAGACGACATAGGAAATAATTTATTATTAATAAAAAAGAACAAAGCTGTGCTTTCATGTATTTTCATTTTATCGCGTAAGATTTTTACAAATTGTCCCATAACGATTTCATTAGGAACTAAATATTTTACTTTATGTTTTTGCTCAATAAAAGAAGAATAGCTTGCAGAACTTGGTGACATTTCTACAATAACGGGAATACGATTTAGATAAAGTTCTTTTAATTTTTGAGACTTTAACTTGCGTTCTTCCATCGTTGTATTTTTTTTATATAGCGATGACATGATATACTATACTATAATATACTATAATATACTATATTTATATATAGTTTTATATAATTTATATACGTAAAATACATAATTTACGCAAAATACTTCAACATTTGAATCATATCATCTTGGTATTGTTTTTTGAGAGAATATAATATCTTCAAAAGGTCATACCTTGTTTCTCCCTTGATAAAGTGAATCTTATACTCGATTACTTTGATGTAGTGATTAAGTTTCATCATAGATTTAATAATTTTTGATGACCTTTTTAGTCGTGAATCGCTTTTCCTGAATATTTCATTTTTCTCACCTTTCTCACCTTTCTCACCTTTCTCATCTCGCCCATATTCATCACTTCCGTCATCGTCGCCGTCTTGGTTCTGGTCCTGGTCCTGGTCCTGGTCACGAAGTAATTTTTTATAATAGTCGACTACGCGGTCGTAATGGCTCTGAATATGAGTATGTGTTTGCTTCAATATATTGTATAACTCACGACGTAGTTTGTCGTCGACGTTGTCATTGTCATTCTTGTCGCTTTTTACCGAATGCAAATAACGAAAAATATTAAATATATGTTTATCGATTATATCTTTTGAAACTTTTACGTTGTTGATAATAATTTTTATATTGTAAATATTTTTTACTTCGGGTTTTAATAATGGCGTGATCGTGGTTGGTGGTGCAGCAGCAGCCGTTGTTGCGCGAACATCATGGTGTGTCGTTTTCAATGCACTTGTGCTCGTGGTTGGAGCAGCTGTTGTCGAATGAATATGGTGTGTCGTTTTCAATACACTTGTGCTCGTGGTTGGTGCAGCTGTTGTCGCAGGAATCTGGTGTGTCGTTTTCAATACACTTGTGCTAGTGGTTGGTGCAGCCGTTGTAGCAGGAATCTGGTGTGTCGTTTTCAATGCACTTGTGCTCGTGATTGGTGCAGCTGTTGTCGAAGGAACATGGTGTGTCGTTTTCAATACACTTGCGTGAGTGGTTGGTGCAGCAGCGGCTGTTGTCGCAGGAACATGGTGTGTCGTTTTCAATACACTTGTGCTCGTGGTTGGAGCAGCAGCAGGAGCCATGGTCGTGAGCAAAGGAATCGTTTGAACTTTTGTATCTTTTTTCCTACAAAAAATATTTGTTTTTGCATTGTCTTGTGTCCATAACCATTCCGCATTAAGGTGTATACCTAGTCTTTCTGTTTCAAAAATCTGATAACTATTATTTTGGTAATTCATTCCGTAAGATTTTGACACGTCCCATAAACTATCATCGTAGTCATACATATACCAGTTAACTGGAACTGCAGATGGAATAAACTCCATACATTTCCATTCCTGGTATTTTGTATAGTCTGCACCATTATTCATATCCATAACAAATCCGTTCGCGAAACCAGAGAATTGTCCCCCCGTTCCATGAAAAGCGATTATTTTAGGAGTTTCGGTAGTTATATCAGGAATAAAAATCTTTGTAGCATTCCATTCGTTTTCAAGATAACTTTCTATCACATCCACCTGTTCAACAATTTTACCATCAACATATATTTTATAGTTTTCACACTCGCATGCAACGCGAATTGGGTATTTGATAGTATTAGGATTGGTATTGGTGTTGGTGTTCGTGTTTTGTTTATTTATAAAGTCGACGGGTAACGACGTTGCAACATTTGGGCTGCACAACACAAATAGTCCAATATATAATAACGATTGTAGTTTTAAAGCCATCGTGCTTACTATTACGAGCGTTACTTATATATACTTAGCGGTATATATTATTTTGTTTTGTTTCTAAATCAATTATAAAATTGATTTATAAGTATTTATGGGTATGTATATACAGATAAAATGCAGCATCAACAGCAACAGCAACAGCAACCCACCCATGTCAAAGAAGAAACCGACATAACAAAATACCAGCATCGCAACCTTATTAATTCAAAGTATGTATTCGAACGAAAAATAGGAAAAGGTTCGTTTGGATGCATATATCAAGGACTGAATATCATAACACAAGAAAATGTTGCAATCAAATATGAAGCAACAACGTGTGCACAACCGACACTTGTATGGGAGTCCAAAATATTGAACCACTTGTCGGGAATACCCGGTGTCGTAAAGTTGCGATATTTCGGAACAGAGGCAAATAAAAATATAATCGTCATGGATTTATTTTCGCATACATTGGCAGAAGAAGTGAGAAAATTAAAAAAAACGGCGACTCGTGCAATATTTAATAGAAAATATGAAAATAGTTCTGAAAGCGGTTCTGAATGTGGTTCTGAAAGCGAAATAGAATTAGATGAACCAATTTATAAACACTATTTAAAAAATGTGTTAAAATATACCATAACGATAATTGAAATCATTGAAAAAATACACGAAAGAGGTGTTATACATCGCGACATCAAACCGGAAAATTTTATGATAAGTCAGTTGGGGTTACAAGACCAGCAAGACCATGAATACCACGAAGAACCAGCAACGTTCAAAAGATTACATATTATTGATTTCGGATTGTCGCGAATATATATAAAAGATGACGTGCATATTCCAAATAAACAAAATTCGTCCATAGTGGGAACGATGCGTTATATAAGCACACACATCCATGAAGGAAACGTATATTCCAGACGTGATGATATTATATCAATACTATACGTTATAATATATCTATTAAAAGGAAAGCTTCCATGGTGTGGTTTGAAAATGGAATCCGACGATAAAAGAACGAAAGCGGAAATGGTATATGAGGTGAAAAAAAGAACATCTATAACCGAGTTATGCGAAGGATTGCCGGCTATATTTGAACGAATGTTAACATATGCATATAAAATAGGATATGACGAGAAACCGGATTATATATATTTGAAACGACTTTGTAAACAAGGATTGTCTTTATATGAAGACTAAATTACCGAATCCAAAACCAATAATATATTCGTAAAAAATATACTTAAAGCCATTCACTATATTATAGTATACTATCGTATATTATCGTAGTTTTTCTTATTTTCTTCGTCATGAGTTCTTCTGATACATCGGCTTCTGTTCGTCTTACTGGGCGAGTAAAGTGGTTCAATAATAAAACCGGTTTTGGGTTTATCACCATCGTGGGTGGAAATGAGCAATTTAAAGATGCAAGTGAGATTTTTGCACACCATTCTGCGATTAAGGTAAGTCAGGAGCAATACCGCTATTTGGTAGAGGGTGAATATGTAGAGTTTTCTGTTTCAGATACTGCTTCAGGAGACCATAAGTTTCAGGCGGCGGATGTTCGCGGTGTAAAGGGTGGAAAGTTGTTTTGCGAGACGCGTAATGAACAACGTGCAAATGGTCCGACGCGTTCACATTCATCTAGTGGCGAGAGAGCATTGCGCGACGGCGGACTATCGAATGATGGTGGTCGTGGTCGCGGACGCGGTCGCGGTCGAGGCGGCAGTGAAGGTCGAGGTGGTCGTGGAGAGTGGATGTTGGTTCGTAAGGATGCATCCGAGTATAAGAGCAGTGGACGCGTTTATTCGAGTCACCCCAGTGGAGAGCGACAACCACGCGAGGCATCTTTATCTGAGTCATTTGTAGAGCGCACGCAGCCTCAATCTGCTCCCACCAAAGCCCCAGCAGCAGTAGTAGCGCCCCCTGTCCCAGCTTCAACACCATCTGCAGAACCCAACGAAGTTCCTGCTACACCCCGCGCGGCATCTTCACGCAAACCCAAGCAAAGCAAGCCTTCCAGCTAATGCATTACTTAAATTAATTTGTTACGTTACATACATGCAAACACATGCAAACATAGTAACAAATTAATTCTTCATTTTTCTACGCTTTGTTTGTAAATTGCGAAGTAGCTTTGTTTTACGCGATATCATCAATGTTCGTCTTCTTTTTGTAAGTGCGTATTTTTTACCATGAGTATTTATAAGTCTTGGTTTTTTCTTACAATCAAATAATCCTCGTTCAAGTCCCTTCTTTTCAAAAATAGAATTTGAACATATCGCGATTGCTTTCGACTCACTTTCGGAAGAGGTATTGCCATAGTCGTCGCCAGTAGCATTCACGCTATCACTCTTTTTAACCTTTTTAATACATTTGCATAATTTTTCAGCCAGTATAGTTTCTGCTTTATGTTTTATAGTTTTAGACGAATCTTTTGGAGAAATGTTTATATCATAATAGTTTAATATTTTTATATAGTCATTTTGGTTTAAGATGCCCATATATATATATGTCGGTAATAGTAATAACAATAACAGCAATAACCGCAATATTAATATAACAAGTTATATTAAAATAAGATAAAATTATATTTTATTATAATATTTATATATTTATTATATGCCTAAATTTTTAAATAAATTGTTCAATATAGAATCCAAATCCAAGCCCAAACTCAAACACAAATCAGAAGACGACCACGAAATTGATTTAAAATCAAAAAATAAAAAGGTTGTTGTATTTGATTTAGATGAAACATTAGGAAGTTTTGGGCAATTTGGATCATTCTGTATGTTATTGGACGAATATTACAACGACGATGATAAAGCATATAATATATTTAATGAGTTGCTTGATTTATATCCCGAATATCCGCGCCCCTATATTTTAAACGTATTGCGATACCTTTTACAAAAAAAGAAGGATGGCAAATGCAAGGCGGTGATGATTTATACAAATAATCAAGGCGAACGTGCGTGGGTAGAACACATTAAAACTTATTTTGAGACAAAATTAAAATCGAAAATATTTGAACAAATTATATCAGCGTTTAAAGTAGATGGTAAAATAGTTGAAGTAAATCGCACAACACATGATAAAACTATCGACGATTTCTTCCGATGCACCAAACTTCCGAAAGATATAGAAATATGTTTTGTAGATGATTTATTTCACCCTCGCATGGAAGATGATAACGTATATTATATTCATGTAAAGGGATACAAACATTACTTGCCGTCTTCTGTTATTATTAAACGATTTTTAAACTCGAATTTAGCGAAGAACATGAAAGATAACCAGGTCGAAAGAGAAAAGTTTACTAGTTATATGATGAGTCGACTGAATTATAATATAACGGAAAAAGACAAAGACGACCAAGAAATGGATGTGATTATAAGTAAAAAAATGTTGGAACATATGAAAGGCTTTTTCAAGGAGGATAAAGATATGGACATGGATATGGGCGACGATAGTCCTACACCTACAAAAAAAAATATGAAGTCGAAATCGTTTAAAAAAAAACAAACTCGTAAAAATCGAACAATGAAAAAAAATTTAATGTTATAATAGTAAATAAGCTTAGAATTTAGCATTTTGTATCTATAGTATAGTCGCCGCACCAACAACTGCATTCATCATGGTCTGTCGCATTTCAAGATAGCGAGCATGTTTTTTTGTCTTTTTATGTGGGATCATATTAAACAACTGAACCACGCATCCGCATTCACAGGTAATCTTTGTCTTGGCCTTTTCGAGAATTTCTTCTCGACGCTTCATGTAGTAACTTTTGTTGTAATCTTTGATCTCGGCTCCCTTTTCGCGGTTATAATTCTTCTGATATTCTAGTTTTTCTTCGCGATGCTTATAATAATATTCGTGTGTTTTGTTGCGAACCGGTTTCGCGCTGGGAGGAGGAGTAGGAGGGGTAGGAGTAGAAGTAGAAGTAGAAGGAGGAGGAATGTCTTCGATCGAATCCAAAGATCGCGACTTTGAAATGTCGATTTTTCCAAGTTTTTTAAGCAGGCTAAATTTAGTATGTATTTTATGTATTTCATTTTTTGGCTGCTCTATTTCTATAGTCTCAACGTCTGTCGTCGTTGCCGTCGCGTTGTTGTTGTTGTTGTTGTTGTTGTTGTTGTTGAGAACAGACATTTTTATTATTTGATACGTGTTGATAGTTTGAAGGCTTGTAGATCTGTATATACCATTTTAATGATACTTTTCGTTTCAATTTTTTGATACGAAAAATATAAAATATATATGTAATACATAATAGGTAATACATAGGTAATAAAAACCCCAGACAATCATCGCGACAACCAACCATCAATAATCAAATGTCACTTAAGTTATTTACAACTAGCAACTATGATGAGAAAGCCTATACACCATTAGGATTTGTAAGAGGGACTATGGTTCATGCGGTATCTTTTTTCCGTGATATAGTAGGAAATGTAACGGGTATTTTTGGTGGTGCAAATAGTGCAATCAACAAAAAAATCGACGATACTCATGATGAAGCGATACAAGCACTGATTAAGTATACTACTGATAAATATCCATCTGCAACTGCTATTACGGGTATATCTATATCACTTACCGAAATGCGAGAATTTATTATATGCGTGGCATGCGGAACTGCACTTGGACCCAGCACCAATACCAATACCAATACATCTTCGGTATTAGTAAAACCGAATGTTCCAGTAGGTGGTTTTAGTAACTATTTGAAAACCAAAACCAACCGCAGACGCACAAACACAAACACAAACACCAAAAGGTATTCAAAAAGACGTCGATAGGTAGAGTATTGTTATTGTCCAAATAATCCACCCGATCCACATCCACACCCACCCCCTTTCATATGGCTACGACGCCGACGAGTATGACGCTGACGCCTGGTGTATTTTTTCGATTTAGACTTGTGTGTTTTTCTGCGCCTACGAATGCGACCCCCGCCGATTTGTTTACCTTTATTTTTAATAATACGAACAACAGGTGCAGATATTTCTAGATGATTATTCCCGTTCTTTTTATTCTTTTTATTTTTTTTATCCTTAATCCATTCTACAAATGCAGCTTTTGTGCGAGGGTTTTCGTATTTTTCATGATTCGCGTCTCCTCGTTGAATACCTTCAGAACTAATATACAATATAGTCGGATATCCGCTTACATTGTGCGATATTCCATTTTCTTTAAATAGGTTAGTATTTCCGCTTTCAATCGCACCCAATACAAAATCATCTCTTGCGTGACCGACGCCACTACTTCTACATTCATGTACCGCCATATTCCAGTCATCTTTCATACTAACGCAGTGACCACAACCATTCATAAAAAACAATACAACCCCATGGTTTTTTTTTAGCCTTTTAATATCGGCATCTGTTAACATAACCATGGTATGATGGTTCGCGCCTTTATTAAAAAAATTCACCATTTTGCCTATATACTTTGCCTATATACTTTGCCTATATACTTTGCCTATATACTTTGCCTATATAATATTATTATTACAGATTTAGAATAATTATGGGTAGTATTTTATCATATAATTATATATAATATATAGCATAATTATATATAATACATAAACACAATACAAACAACACATAATGTATCATAAATATGTTATCATCGCGGTTTTATTTTTAATGGGTGCATATTTTGTATTGAACTACTCATCTGCGGATTTCAAAGAAGCACTCACCATGCCTAAAAATACAAATAGCAACTCCAATTGCCCCAATATTCTTGTTCAAAAGGGTTCGCAAATCTATTTATATAATTCAAATAAACACATCGTGCCGGGCGTAAACCCCGTTACCTTTAATAATTTAGAGGAATATGTTCAATTCACGGAGTGGCAACGTTCTGTTGGATTTACGTGCCCCGTTTTATACTTGCAACATACGGAAAATACACAAGGTGAGGTAGTTTATAAAATACGTCCCAGCCCAACAGATTTACAAGGAGGGTTACCCCCAATAACAAATCCAAATGCAATGCCTCCCCCCAGGAGACATATTACGAATTTACTAGATGCATCGCGTGATGACGCACCCTATAACGTAAATTCGTATCCTGGATATGATGCATCAAATATGGATCAAGGCGAGTTTACTCCCGACATGATGCTCGACTATATTCAGCAGTCAACAGGCCTAAGCCCAAATCCAATGGATAATAACTGGGGTGGTGCCGATTTTACGCAGACACTAATCGATGCTGGATATTATAAAGATAACAATGTTTCACTTGTGGCAAGTAGTTAACCGAATATTTGTTTTGTTATTGAGTAGGGGGGTTACCTGAATTTGTAATAAGAAACTTTTTAATATTTTCTACACACGTTCTGTTTATTTTTCTGAATGTAGTCTTTGCACCCACGCCCGTGCCCACGCCCTCGGTTTTAATCATAAATGTATTTAATATATCGGGTTTTTTTTCAAGTTGATATAAGAGATTTTGTATACTCTTATATTCACGCATAAGTTGTGTCGCTACTTTAGAGCTTATTCCAGGCACACATGTTAGCATGATTATATTAATATTATCAGGTGTAATATATTCATTTTTTTCTTTATGCGTTTTCAAAGCAGCACAATATTTTTCGTTGTCGTCACTATCATCGCTTCCTTTTGTAGTAGGTGATGATAATACCACTTCGCGTGGCTCGTTGTTATAATAAGGCGTGCGCGACTTATCGCTTATACCCGTCTTGTAATATTTGTCTGCAAAAAATACAATAACGTCGGCAGTTTCACATATCGAATTTGTCCTAAATACAGAAAAGCCTTTATAATACAAAAGAGAAAACATACAACTAATTAGGGTCTTTCTTGATACACGACCCTTCTTTTCAATATACCTTTCTATATCCCCCTCAATAATGTATACGATATTATGGTTATGAATATTTTCTTTATCTAGGCGAAAAGACTGCTCATTATATCTACCATCGCGGATACTTGCAGCTAAATCGTATAGTGTTTTTCTTTCAAAAATAATAACAACTTCTCCTTTATCGTTTTCTAAAATAATATCACCAACGGCAAGTTGTTCTTTTTTGATAGAATGTTTGCTACCAACGCGCGCAATATGTCTTATTTCCGGTGTTACTTCCGGTAATATATTCGTTTGCATTTCAACTTCGCTAAATATATGCAAAGGAACCAAACATCCGTTATTGGTAACACTTGTATTACCAAGGGCAGGTGTTTTCGATTTTAGCTTTTTTGCCGAAACTTTACCATTACTATTACCATCATCTCCGATTCCGTCATCAATTCCTTCATGAATGTCTTCAATAGTTGTATCAGAATTTATAAATATTTCAAAACGTTTCTCTATCAATGGTATAAGCGTCGTTTCACGATTGTCGATCTTGATTATCATTTTGTGTTTATCGGTTGTGCCGTTACTTTGTTAATAGGATAGACAGGATAGGACAGGATAGGATAGGATAGGATATGATATATAATTAGCGATAAACATTTCTAAATCGTTTTAACATATATAGTTTTAGTAGTTATCCAAACTACTTAAATATTTTTCATTATAATTATATATTGGCAAATTATGATGAAAATAGCACACGCCTCTCTCAAACCTCTAAACCTTACAACTTGGGCCCAGCGTGACGTGGAGCATTGTAATATTGTCTAAAGCTGAATAAAAAATCTTTGTTCAGGGCGGGAACCGCGATTTGCGACCTTTGTCCAAAAGGAATCATGAATCCTGTTGCTGATGGCTGTGCGCCACCCTTTTTCGGTCCTCCGCCATTTTGGGTATTTGCGTATAGTCCGTCAGTAGAACCAGGTCTGCTAAATAAAACGCGACGGGCCATCGCTGACCGGCCGTTTCTGCTTCTTTGTCCATTTCTTTGAGGCATTTCGATTCTGATTTGAATATATAATCTGGTAATATTATATTATTGTTGGATTTGTTGGTTTACTGGATTGTTTTAGTTTGTTGGTGCATTTTATAATATAGTTTTTTTGCTATATTATAAAATTAAAACTATACTACACCGCGCCATACATACTATACCGGTCTAAATAATAGAAGTATTAAACCCCCTTTTGGCAACCACCACCAAACAATCTGCGGATACCAGGTGAGTATTGAGAACGACCGATACCACCAGCACTCTTGTTGCAGGCGATGAGACCATTCTGTTGCATATAAGTAAACCCTGCATTGCAACCAGTTGGGATACACTTGTTCTGACAATAGTTCGTATTTGCACGATACACGTTCAGCAGATTAGGGTTCAAACCTGTAGTAGGCGCCAACCCGGCCATACTTCCAAAGATGCACCCTTTGTTAGTAAGAGAACTTATTGCTGAAACCCTTTTAGGACCACTTAAAACCATTTTATTTTATTATATATATGCTAAATATAAAAAATATATAAAATACTAATACAATATTTTTTTTTACATAATTACAAAGTAAATTAAATTGAAATCATTTAAAGATATAATATAATTAACAGATATACCCAGACACAGACACATACACACACCGATATGTCAACCCAAGAACAACATTCACCTACTAACCCCGGTTCAAGTTCTGCTACTTTAAGCAAAAATATTCTAAATGATGCTGATATTGTTCCATCAGATGACGGGTATGGATATATATTTAATCCATATAATTCAGACAACAGAGAGATTACATTGAATGATGTTCAATCTATTCTTTCGACCTATGGTGTTCCGTCTAAACTTCATAATTTTGAATTGTATCGTCGTGCATTTATTCACGCATCCTATACAAAACGCCCCCAACTCGAAAATGCGCGCGAAAATATAAAAATAACACCTCAGCCGTCCAATTGTATGGCGCTCCGCACAAAGTCAAATGAACGTCTCGAGTTCCTGGGCGACGGAGTTTTAGAGTGTGTTACAAAATACTATTTGTATCGCAGATTTCCTAAAGAGAATGAAGGCTTCATGACCGAGAAAAAAATCGCCATTGTAAAAAATGAATCCATTGGCAAACTGGCACTTGAGATGGGACTACATAAATGGTTTATTATTTCGAAACATGCGGAGGAAAAGAAGACGCGAACCAATCTTAAAAAATTGGGATGCTTGTTTGAGGCGTTTATAGGTGCACTCTTTCTTGATTTTAACAAAATATCGGTGCACGATGATGAGAAATGGTTTGAAAACGTATTTGTCACGGGTCCCGGGTTTCAAATGGCGCAGAAGTTTATCGAGGGGGTATTTGAACGACATATTGACTGGATTTCCCTTATCAAAAATGACGACAACTATAAGAATATTTTGCAAGTGAAGATACAGAAGGAATTTAAAACAACGCCCGATTATTTAGAAATACAACACGATATCGAAACGGGGTATACTATGGGCGTTTTCTTATGTTTAGGTAAAGAAATATATCAAGTCGATTATAGGAATGCAGTCAACTACAGCGAACTGAGATCATTTGCAAAAATACGAGAAATCTATGAAGATAGGGGGCATATTTTAGTGCATTTTGCATCGGGGACACATAAGATTAAAAAGAAAGCCGAACAAATGGCATGCGACTTGGCAATTCAATATATGTAGTCTATGTAGTCCATGTAGTGCATGTAGTGCATCTAGTCTAGAGTATATCGTAGTGTGTTCTTTTTTTTAAATAAAATATATCAATAAATATATTAGTAAATATATCTATTGATAGTATAGTATATATATATACATTGAAAATGGATATACCAGAACTTGAATCAAAAATAGAAAATCTAAAATCAAAATTAATAGAATCAAATCGATTGTTGTCAGAGGCACCGCAAGGCTCTCCTGCAAAATCCGATTTGGAAGAAAATTCGCAACTTAAAAGAAGTATCGCAGAATTAGAACAAAAAAAAACAACAATAAAAGAATCGATTGCTCTAGGTGCAACATCCGGCGCTATTGGATCACCCAAATCGCCTATACAGCATGTTGCATCACTTCTTTCATCTGGTTTTGATAGCATACGAACATCGCTTCCAGATATAAATGTAGGAAAAGGATTTGGGAGTGGTTTCGGAAGTGCTTCTTCGTCGTCTCCGCCTCCGCCTCCACCTCTACCCCAGCATATGACTACTGCACCCGTGCCTATTCGTGTTGAAGAACAGAGTGAAGATATTTTTTCCGATGAATCCATGCAACCACGTATAGAAGAAACGCGGGCACAAACACAAACACAAACACAGATACCAATTATCGAGGGTGCGCCAAATATTGGACCCCATATTCTTCCAAGTGAAAAACCCGGCACAGATTTTGCCGCAGTGAGAATGATTAATGCACTTCAGACAAATTTAGCACCGAAATCCGTAATTGAACAATTGCAAAATCCTCTTGGTGTTGGTGTGGCTGCCGCCGCCGCTGCCGCCGCCGCAAAACCAGCAGCTCCGCATAAAGTTCGTATAGTATTTAAAGCAAGGCTTGCAAAACCGGTAGGCGAAGAAGGCGAACAAGGCGAGGCTGCCATAGTAGTGAATGACCAACGCGAACAGAAATTAGTAAGCCGCACAGACATTATTAAAAAGTTGCAATGTGCACTTCCCATTTGTGTTGCTGCACCCATAGAGCCATCTAAAGAGTCTAAGTTAAAACCCAAGCTTGCACCTTTGTCGCTTGGTCTTGGTGCAAAAGCGACCCCTGAACAACCCGTCGCACTTCTTCGTCAAGTTGTCATTATAAAAAAAATACCAAAACATATCTATTTAGAAGAAGATACCTCGCTTTTGCTTGAAGCACGGAAATCAGGAGCCGAAGCCGGGGTTGGAGCCGCCGCCGCCGCCGCCGCCACACCCGAACGCATCACTGCCAGTAGAAAGGGGCGCGTATTTGAAAAACCAGAATTCGGTATTATGACACAAGAAATGCAGGATCTTCAAATCGGTGACCAAATAGTGCGCGAAAGGTTGCCGCGTATTCCACCCCTCGGTATAAGAGCATCCGCATACTATATGAACAATCGCGAAAAATTCGTTAATTTTATTAATCAGCTTTTTATGACGTATCATGCAGAAGTTGCCGATCAAACAGAAACGATTTCGTGTGACCCAGAGAAAAACAAGGATTTCTCGCTACTTACGCATCAAAAAATAGTCCGCGATTATTTGAATATTTACACCCCTTATCGTGGTTTATTGTTATATCATGGTCTCGGGAGTGGCAAGACGTGTTCGTCGATTGCAATTGCCGAAGGATTGAAAACACACAAAAAAGTCATCGTTATGACGCCTGCATCGCTGCAAAGAAACTATGTAGAAGAATTGAAAAAATGCGGCGATGATATTTACAAGAAAAATCAATACTGGGAATTTGTAGGCATTCAAAGCAAGGTTGACCCAATGGTTGAAACATTGTCCGCTATTGTATCACTGCCTAAACAATTTATTATTGACCAAAATGGCGCATGGCTTGTTAATATTAAGAAATCGTCCAATTATACGTCGCTGAACGCCGGTGAACGCGAAAGCCTTGACAACCAATTGAATAAAATGATTAGCGCAAAATACCAGTTTATCAACTACAATGGTATGCGTCTGAGTCACCTCAATACACTTACATCCAATTTTACGGAGAATCCCTTTAATGACCGCGTAGTTATTATCGATGAGGCGCATAATTTTATCAGCAGAATTGTGAATAAATTGCGACGACCTACTTCGCTTTCAATGCGACTATATGAGTTACTACTCACTGCACAAAATGTAAAAATCATCCTTTTGAGTGGAACACCCGTAATCAACTACCCCAATGAAGTCGCAATTATTTTTAATATATTGCGCGGATATATCAAAGTATGGAAAATACCCCTTCAAGTTGGAACCGAGTCGGCAAGCGGGCCACAATCAAAAATAGATAAGAAAACACTAGACCAGTTGTTTTCAGGTCTCGAAATGTTGGACTATATGGACTATAACGACACATCGCATGTGCTTACAATTACACGCAATCCGTTTGGGTTTGTAAACGTAAATGAGCGCGGCGAATATAGAGGTGTAGGTTTGTCGAGCGAAGGTTCGGGTGCACCTGGCGAAGTGCCGCAGCTTACTGACACTGAATTTGAACGCATGGTGCTTACAACATTGAAAGGTCGGGGCATAAATGTCGTCCCAGGAAGTATTACGATTGAGACCTATAAAGCATTACCCGATAGTCTTGACGCGTTTCGATCTTATTTTATCGACGCACAATCTGGAAATGTAAAAAATATTAGAATGTTTCAGCGACGTATTCTCGGTTTGGCGTCATATTTTCGCAGTGCGCAAGAACAGCTTATGCCGGCTTATGAAAAAGAAACCCATTTTCGCGTTATTGAAATACCGATGAGCACGCATCAGTTTGCAGCATACGAAGAAGCACGCAAGGCGGAACGAAAGCTGGAGAAAAATGCGCGAACCAAAAAACGTCTGGGTGCTACAGGCTCCAAATCAAAAGGTCCGTCAGGTGCGGGTGCGGGTGGCGTTGGCGGCAGCGACATCTACGAGGATGCAGTATCCTCTTATCGTATTTTTTCGCGTCTTTTTTGCAATTTTGTTTTCCCCACCGAAATCACGCGCCCGCTTCCGAAAGAAGGTATAGACGTAGAAGGTGCAGTCAACGAGGGAACAAATGAGGAAGATGTAGATGCACTCACCGCCGCCGAACGTATTGACAATATGAATGGCGAGCACGCGGGCGACGACGTAGAAGAAATGGTGAAAGAAATTGAGCAAAAGGTTGACGCCTCCTACGAAAAACGGATTGCAACTGCGCTTATGCGTATTCGCAGCGGAATGTCGCGCTACCTTACAAAAGCACCGCAGGGTGAACTGCAAACGTATAGCCCGAAGTTTTTAGCAATGTTGGAAAACATAACAGAATCACACCACTATGGTCTTCATTTGGTATATAGCCAGTTTCGAACGATTGAAGGGATCGGGCTTTTTGCGATGGTTCTTGAAGCGAACGGATTTGCCCGTTTTAAAATACGGAAAAACGAGTCGGGTGCTTGGGTGCTTGATATTAGCGAAGCCGACCAGGGTAAACCAACATATGCTTTGTATACGGGAACAGAAAGCGACGAGGAGCGTGAAATAATAAGAAATGTATTCAATAGCACATGGGACTATATTCCCGTCACATTAAAACAACAACTGGTGCCGAAATCCGCAAATAATTTTATGGGCGAGATTGTCAAGGTTCTTATGATCACTGCATCCGGTGCCGAGGGTATTAGTTTGCGAAATGTGCGTTATGTCCATATTATGGAACCTTATTGGCAGCCGGTGAGAATCGAGCAAGTTATTGGGAGGGCTAGACGTATTTGCAGTCACAACGACCTGAAAGACGAGAAATTGCGAAGTGTTTATGTGATGATGTATATTATGCGGTTCACGCCGGAACAAATGACGGACGATGCGTCACTGGAGTTGCGTCTGAATGACGTCAGCAAACTAAACGCACAAAAACCGATAACAACCGACCAAGCATTGTTTGAAATATCGACCATCAAAGAGGAAATCAATAAACAATTACTTATGGCCATAAAAGAGGCATCGATTGATTGTGCCATCCATCGTGATAAGAACTCCAAGGAAAAATTGAAATGTTTCACATTTGGTAGCGTGTCTTCGAATAAGTTTTCTTATCCTCCATCGGTGGATAATGAGGAGTCGGATACATCGGCATCAAGAAACGTGAAACAGACGACGTTGAAATTGGTTGAAATCACTGCAAGCGTGGCTGGTAAACCGGTTAAATATGCGTATGATAAGTCGACGAAATTAGTATACGATCATAGTAGCTATATTGTGTCGCAAGAAGTGGGAGGCGAACCATTATGTATTGGAAAGATGGAAATAAATAAAGACGGGAAGGCGAAGTTGGTGCCGTTGAGTGAAATCGAAAAAGAAACTGGAGCGGTACCTGTCCCAAAACCAAGCTCGAAACTTCCTACTGCTTCATCAGGAACCGGAGGTATGGTAGTAAGCAAACGACCAAGTGAAACCCCATGAGAACATGAGAACATGAGAACACGAGAAAGGAGAGAAAAATAATGTGTGGGTAAAAATATTATATATTTTGTATAATATTTTTGATATGTATAATATTTTTGATATGTTTACTATTAATTTATTATTGTTTTATCATAGTTTTTCGTCTACTATTAACAAGACGTTTCTTTTTTAATGTCTTTCTTTTACCACCTCCTTGATAATGTCTAAGTCTGCATTCGTCGTCTGCTTTAAATAAATTTTCGTCATACTCATGTCTTACATCGATATAGACTTTATTTTTTTTATATTCGCTTATATTTTTTAAAAATGAGGTAAATATTTCTATAGATTCATTCAATACTTCTATTGCTTTACATGTTGAAGAATCTTCTTTACCTATTGAAATACTTTTAAGAAGTGGGGTTTGTTCTCCTTTATATTTATGACAAATAATATCGTATCTTACAATCTTACTTTTAGGGTCTACGCTTTGTTTTATCTCACTAAAACTATAAAAATCTAAAAGTTTACTCATACTTTCTGCATCTAATTTTAAGTGGTAACTTAATAACAAACCCATAGAATGGTCTGAGTTAGCAAGTACTACACCACCCGAATTTGAAATATTAAATTTTGTATTTAATGCTTGTAGTATAATTCCTATATTTTCAGGAGTCATAGAATTTAATAGTTGTAATAGTTTTTTCATATTTGCAGGAGTCATAGAATCTAATAAATCTAATAGTTTTTTCATATTTGCAGGAGTCATAGAATTTAATAAATCTAATAGTTTTTTCATATTTTCAAAATTTTCTTGCAGGTAACTATCATTTTTTTGAATAGAGTCTCTGATTTTTTTATATAAAGTATTGATAATTCCATGTAAATTTTTACGTGTACTTCTTGGGTCAGTCAAGCTGCTGTATGATATAGTCTGATGACACTGGTTAAATAATTCTTTTAGTTTTTCCTTGGTAAGAATTTGTGACTGAACATAAAAATTCTCTAATATAAGGAATAAATTTTCATCCAGTGTATCATAAAATATTCCAATTGCATCATCGGTTTCTGAAACACTATTATTATTTTTTATTTTTTCCATATATTTTTGTCTTAGTTTTTCTAACATTGTTTTATCACATTCATCAGGATTACAAAAAAATGAACATGTAGTTTCATTAGTTACTTTTAACATTTTTCTAATATCATCTATACCGGGTTGTAAAAAATTAATTGAGTCCATTAATTCCTGAAATTTTTTATTTTTTTCACTCATTTGTGGTGTTTTTACATCTGCAGGTGTTGTCTCTGGTGCTTCTGATGTATCCACTGGTACTACAGGTGTCTTCACTGGTGCCTCAGCAGGTGCTTCTGATGTATCCACTGGTACTACAGGTGTCTTCACTGGTGCCTCAGCAGGTGCTTCTGATATTTCCACTGGTTCTACAGGTGTCTTCGCCGGTTCTTCTGCAGCCTCTTTCACTTCACTTTTTTTTGTTCTAGTATATGCATCAAAAACATCTAATAAAGTCACTCCAACACCTCCAATCCCATCATCTATTTTTATTTTATATTTTATTCCGTCTGAACTAAAAGAATATTCGTTTTTACTAGCATCTTTTTTAAGAGACTTATCATCTATTTTCATTATTTGTGCACCCGTTTCTGTACTACAATCTTTACTAGGACATCGTGCAATAAAAATAGAATTCGGTGTATCTTGTTGTGTATACATAGTTATTTGTTCTTGTTTATCGTCTTCTCTAAAACTATCTTCATTGGGTTTTGTAATCCTGGCAAAATATCGATACAATATTGTTACAGGGGTATTCATATTAGGTATGTTAAGAGTTAGTTCTCCACCTTTTTTACTCCGTATTCGTCTTTGTATTTGTTTTCCATATTTTCGTGTATAATGTTTTTTATATTTTTGGTGGTATACGCGCACACGTCCTTTACGTTTACTATATTTACCATGTTTTGCACGTTTACTTCGCTTTATACTTCTTGATTTTAATTTATTTAATACCATGACATTATATTAATATATCTTACTAAAAAAAATTACTTAAGTTTCTTTTCTAATAAACCTAAAATAAGTCCCTGATTTTTCTTGATTTCATTCAAATCATCGTGAATTGCCTTAATTCTTTGTTCTAAGATAATATACCTTTGCATTTCTCTCATTTGTTGAATTTGTTGCATTTCTACCGCTTCTCTCGTTTCTCTCGGTTCTCTCGGTTCTCTCGGTTCTCTACTCCCCGAAAAGTTGCCGATCTCTTGAACGCGAAGCTGCATTATTTCTTTTTCCTCTTCATTATCATCTTCATCGCCCTCGTCGTCGTTTCTATTTGCATTATTCATAATATCATCTAAAGGCGTAGAATCCAACGTTTTAAGCTTAAGTTTTGAAAAAAATGACAATTCGTTCTCTTCGGTAGTATGATTATTTTCGTATTCTTGATTTCCATTTACATTTCCATTTTCCTGATTTTCATATTCCATCTTGGTATTGTATTCATCATTGAATGTAACATTTTTTGACTCGCGTAGACGTTTCGTGACTATCTTATTCACAGGAATCTCGGCATTACCATCGCCACCCCCGCCCCCACCACTTACACCTTTGCTATAACTACCTACATTTATATTCAGTTTCTCGAGTTCGCGTTCGCGTGATGCCAAAGCTTCCGCCAATAATCTTTCCATCTCATCGCCTGCAAGTTTCTTATCATATAAATCTGAGTCTCTATTTTTACCCAGTGCCTTATCTGAAAAATCAATATGTTCCGGTTTCTTGTTATTCAACATATTATCCATTTCGGTCTGTTTTTCTTTTAAACGTATTTCAAGCTCACTCATTCGCGTTTTCTTAATATCATCAGCGCGGTATATTTCTTCTATTTTTGGTTTTTTTGTAGATGTAGGTATAGGTGTAATCGGTTTCAAATGTAATGGTAACGAATTTTGTTGCGCTTGCGCTTGTGCTTGTGCTTGCGCTTGTGCTTGCACCTGTGCCTGCTTCACGCTATTTTCATTCTTCATTTTTATTTTATTCACTTCATCTATCACTTTTTTAATAACCGATTTGTTACTATTTATAATCATTTCAGCAGCCTTTTTATCGTAGTCGTCGTCACCCTCGTCGTTTTTATCAAAAAATATATTAAATTCGTGTTTCATCGATATTATCGACATTTCAAAAATATTTTTAACATTTTGAAACATGGAAGCAGGAATATTGTCAAACACACCCCCCTCTTGTAAAAGACCCCATAGGACTCCTTTGTTTTTATTACTAGTAAATTCTACAAATGACATTTTATCTATGTGCTAACTATACGAACTATATCGTGCAATAAATATAATAACAAATAAATATTTAATATTTATTTTTTATATAATATTATAAAGTAACTTTTTTATAACGTAATTTTTCAGTATGTTCAACTTAAACTACGTAAAAAATAGAAAAAATGGTAATAGTAACCCATCTCTAGTTAACTACGTCAACAACATTACAAGAGATATTAACCCTTTTTATATCAACAATGTAAACCTGCTTTTTTTTGATATTTTTTATAAAAATAACAAATTATATTTGATAATGCCAATATACAACGAGCCATATACAATAAATAATTTTTTAGTCACATTAAATAATGTCAACCTGATTCCTTCAGAAAAACACATTAAAGATTCGTATGAGCCTATTTCAGTATTTATATATGATATTGCCAATACAAGTGAAGTCGGACAACCCGGACAACGCAACGACTCTATTACGATTGATATATTATGCAACAAAGTAAAAAAAACATATCATTTAAAGCATATAGACATAGACGCAACCAACACACCAACCCACTTTTTAACCCTTACAACCTTATTTAAACACGACTATAGCTTGTTCCCATTTTTTTATAACTATTATACAAAACAAGGCGTGTCTCATTTTTATTTATATTATAACGGCACTATTACACCGGAAATATATACGTTTTTTAACAGACCGCAATACAAAAACGTAACACTTGTAGAATGGAATTTTCACTACTGGAATCCACGAGAATTTAAATATTGTCATCATGCGCAAATGGGGCAAATACATCACGCTCTTTATCGATATGGTAAGGACATATCTCAATACATGATATTTTGCGACTTTGACGAATATTTGCACATACCCACACCACAATCACAACACCCCTTACTACATCAATACATAAAAGACAATTCAAGTATTGATATTTTCGGTTTTTGCAATATATGGGCGGATTCAGCCCATGACGAATATCCTAATACACAAATCACCCCAAAGCAAATAGTGGCAGTTTCTAAACATAATCCTTATTGCGAACGAAGTAAAAATATATACAAAGTGTCGTCTATAAAAACAACAGGTATACACCAGCTATGTGACGATGATTATTTTTCTAATCTAAAAAGTATAGTTGATCTAAAGATGTATCACTTTTATAGATGGTCATCAAAAGGTCGCATAATTGACAACTGCACAAATCCAGTAATGTTTAATTTTTAATCCTACAAGTCACGATTAAAATATAATTTGCGAAACTTCTCCATCTGTTCATCCGGGAAAACATCTACTATGAAGTCCTCCGGTTTCATGGTTTCGCGCAAAAGATTAATAATCATAAATAGAGCATACATTCCACACTCGGTCGGTTTCTTCTGGTGGTGTTTTTTATTTTCAATATATTTAAAAGTAATACCCAGTGCTTTACCTTGTTGCTTTATTTTATCAATTAATCGTTTCACTTCTTTTGGAGGTGGCGTCCCTGTGCTATCGAAGAAAAAGATATACTGATTATTCTGTTTTAAACTAATAAACATTGAAATCCAATGTGACCCTGATAAATAATGCGGGTCGGTATTAAATACAATACCGATTTTGTTCTTTCCATTTCGCACCGATATACGCAAATCAAAATGACACAATTCTTCCCACACACATTCGCCATACATTTTCGGAGAATCAAAATCAATCGGTGCTGCACCTATGAAATCAAAATATGGAAACTCCTTTTCGTATTGTTTCATTACATTTTCAATATCAATGCTGTTTAGCCACTCATTTGGATTTTTTTTCCAATCATCGGGGCTTTTGGGTGCAAATGTATACATCAACATTTCTTTATCAAGTCCCGTTGAAGCAAAATTCTGTTTCAGCCAACACGACTCCTTGTTGCAAATATTTTTTAAACGTTGTTTTAATGATTCCCATATTTCGCGAGGTTCGTTGGATGTAATCAAAACATCCGGATGCCGCGCATTCCATAATGATTTTAATTTAAACAGCGACTCGTTGCTATAACACGTGAAGTCGTTATCTTGGTGTTTTGGGCTACATTGCAATTTTACAAATCCATCGGGATGTTTCTCAACGTCGTTGTCTTTGTCTTCTTCGTCGGCGCGAGTGTCGCGACCTTTATCCATGATTGCTTCACGTTTACTTCTTCTTATTCTTCTTATTTTCTTAGCCTTGATAGTTTTTTTATTCCGCTTTTTATTTATTTTTCTTTTTTTAACTTTGCCGTTGCCGTCGCCGTCGTTGCCATCCTCTATAACATCAACATTGTCTGCAAATTTTAAAATAGAACGTATTCTTCTTGATTTCATGTATATATAAAATATATATATTAAATTAATTTGTCGTTGGCATAGTAGTGGGTGCCAACATAGACACGGATACCTTAATATCCTTTTTCTTATATTTAGGGTCTTTCAGGTTTACATTTTTGGTTTTTGGAAGTATCATTTCTTTTTTTGGTGCACTTGTTTTAACTACGTAAGCGTCTAGCGTCAATATCTTTTTATCATTTTGTTTCATACATAGTTTATTCGCCTCGTTTATATTATTTGACATATCTTCATCCAAGTCATCGACTATTTTATTTTCTGTGTGTGTTTCGTGATTCATATCTTTATATTCCCCTTGGATGGTATCCATAGTATCTTTAAACTTAAAATGAGAAATACATAGTCGCGCATAAGTATTGAATGCGGACACAATAATATCATCTATCTTTGGAATATCTGGCTGCGATGGTGGTGTTGCGTCGGTATTCACACCAGGGTTCACACCAGGGTTCGCATTGACATTATTAAACAATATATCTTTTGTTAAAGCAATAATCCGTTTTCTATAAAATCTCTTCTCTTTTTTTAACACTGCATCATGATCCAGTTTATTCTGTTTTAAATATTTAGTATACGAATCATTATTTGACATCATTTCGAGTGTAATATAGTTGACAATATCAAAGGCATTTAAGTCCATTTTCGATTTTAGTATTTCATTTTGTATTTTCTCTCCTTTCTCTCCTTTCTCTCTTGAATCAAGAGCAGGAGTATTGATATATATGGTTGAGTTGTCTGGCACAGCGTCTTGCATAATAACGACAACGATATCGTTTTGTTATTTTATAATAGCAAAATATTAACTATTATAAAACTTATCTGCATTTGCAACTTAAACACACTACGAAGAACAAAACGACCCTTCTCTATCAATAGGTATATCTTTAATGTCAGTTCTCGTGCTATTATTAAAAAAACTATTTCCTAAATTATTAGTATTCGGGTTAAAATGGTCAAACACTTCTCTTTGGAATAATCCAGGAAATTTTTGGTTTACGGGTTGTGAAGAAGCAGGAACACTAACCTTATACAAATCGCTGTTCGAAGAAGGAACATAATAAGCTTGTCCACAATCTTGCAGCCCAAAAAACTGATTTCGCAGCGTCGATTCTACATTCACATTATTTGCAAACCCATGCCAAGGCGCCATATTGTTACCCGGATTAAACGTGGTATGCGGGCTATAGATGGGGTAGTTATTTAAAAGCACGGATGTTCCTTTGCTTTGGTCTAATATTGGCATATATCCGTATTTTGTAGAAACCGGGGTTTGGTAATAAAAGGGCTGCAAGGGGGCAGACGGGATGTTTCTAGACGAAATACGCTCGTTTAGTTCATCGGTTCGCTCATTTTGACACAAGAATAATTTATTCACTACTCCGTGAATTCTATCAGGGGCGCTGATGCTATTATTGTTATAACGACTTTCGGAAGATCCGGAAGATACTGCTGATGACATTCGGTAAGTTGGTATAGTTGGTATAGTTGGTATAGTTGGTATAGTTACTATTATTGCTATTATTACTATATTATTATATTATATTTTGTTGTAATACATAATGTTTTTAAAAATAGGTTAAAGACATTGTGACAATATAAAATACCACGACTAAATAACGCTAACTATGTGCGGCATTTATTTTTATCAAAAATTTGTATCACCTAAAGATTTAAAAATACATAAAAAACGATTGTTGTCTGAATTAAAGAACCACCAATCGTATTTCAGTAAAATAACACACCGCGGCCCCGACAATAGTGTTTTTATTAACGACACAACTATGTTGGTCACATCAACAACGTCGTCCAACTATACTACCACATATACTACCGAGTTCAACCAACCATTGTCCAAGCTTCCCTATCAGATGTTCTGGGGATTTCATCGTCTTGCAATCAATGGACAAACGCCCGAAAGTAATCAGCCCTTTTTTATCAAGAATTGTCGCCTCATTTGCAACGGCGAAATTTATAATTTCCGTGCTCTTATAAAAGAATATGGACTGGAGACCGAATATCAGAGCAAATCGGATTGCGAGATTATTATTCACCTGTATCGAAAAATTGGAATGTGTGAGACACTCAAGAAATTAGACGGGGTATTCGCGCTTGTATTACACGACTATGAAAATAGGTGCACATTTATTGCACGCGACCCGGTCGGCATAAGGTCGCTTTTTATCGGTTCATGCGACAAACATTCATACCATACCGGAATCATGGTAGCGAGTGAAATGAAAGCTATTTCAAATGAATACCATAACGTTATGCAATTCCCGCCCGGTTGTTTTGCAATCTATAAAGACAATAATTCTCCTGTTGATTTATCCACGCCTGGTATTTATTTTAAGGCATATTATGAAAACCTGACAATCGACCAGAAATTCTACCATGATTCCAGCTCCGACCCAAATTCGCACCTTTCTATTACCCGTTCCTATCATTACAACATAGTAGAAGACGCTGAAGAAAACATTTGCGCGAATATTGCCGCCCTCTTCGAGGAAGCCGTCGTAAAACGTCTTATGAGCGACCGCAAAGTAGGTGCGCTTCTTTCGGGAGGGCTGGATAGTTCCGCCGTCGCGGCAGTAATGTGTCGCCATATGCCGGCGAAAGATTTGAACACGTATAGTATCGGACTTGAGGGATCGACGGATCTGGCGTGGGCACGGCGTGTGGCGGATTATTTGGGGACAAACCATCACGAAGTTTGCTTGTCAGAAAACGAATTTTTGAATGCGATTGAGGAGACGATTTACCAAATTGAGAGCTATGATACGACATCTGTGCGTGCATCGGTGCCGAATTATTTGGTGAGTAAGTATATTTTCAAAAACAGCGACGACTGCGTTATATATTGCGGGGATATGTCGGATGAGATTTTCGGATCGTATCGTGGCTTTATGAAGGCGAAATCCGATGAAGACTTTTGCACCGAAAATGTGCGGATGGTTCGCGATGTTTGTTATTTCGACCTGCTGCGATCAGATAAGAGCATTAGTGGCGCAGGGTTAGAGGCACGTGTGCCATTTGCAGATAAAAAGTTTTTGCAATATGTGATGAGTATTCCAGCGAGATATAAAACCTTCAACGATGAACGAATTGAGAAATATATTTTTCGTAAAGCGTTTCAGGGATTATTGCCGGATGACATTCTGTGGCGAAGGAAAGAGGCGTTTAGCGATGGAGTAAGCGGACATGCGCGAAGTTGGTTTCAAATCATTAACGAATATGTGGATAAAAAAATTACAGATGAAGAATATAATAAATATAAAGAATTTACCGAATACACGCAGGTATATAATACGCCATACGATAAGGAGAGTTTCTATTATAGGGGTATTTTTGATAGTCGTTACACGGGAGCGGGATGCGAGAAGACGATCCCTTATTTTTGGCGACATCCGTTTTGCGAAGAGAAGGATCCGTCTGCGCGACTATTGGGCTGCTATAAAAATACGGATGTGTAGTGCTTTGTAATAATAATAACTCCCAAGAAAGCAATAAAGTAACTCACCAGTTTATGATGTTCGAAAGAAGGAGATAATAATTTTTCTTTGCAAGAAATAGCAGTAGACAAATATCCAATAGTAATTAGTATAACAACAGATAGGGGAATATAAACAACGTCATTTGCGGATAGTAATAAAAGATAAATAATACCAGTAGTTCTAACTACCAATCCAAAATCTTTTAGTTTCATTATAAAAACAAAGTATCAAAGTATCAAAGTATCAAAATACTATACAATATATAATATTATATTGTATAGTAAATATTAAAAAAAACTAATTTACATCATGAATTGTTTTACAATAATAATCAAACCAGCTAAAGACACCGCATAGTTGTAAAGTTTATGGTTGACAATTTGAGAAGTGTTTTTGGACTTGCATAAAACAGATAAACCAAGCGAACCAATAGTAATCATCAAAATTACAGACAAGGGTATGCTGACATGGTTAGTATACTGCAGATAAAAAAGGTATAAAATACCGATGGTGCGTAAAGCCATGAATAACGCGTTGTAGTTGTAGTTGTAGTTGTAGTTGGTCATTTTACTTTATATTATAATAATATTTTATTATATTATTATATATAATAATATTTAGTGTAAAAATGAGTCGTTTTACAGGAGAAGAATTTGAACGTGCGTTTCAAGAGGTATATCCTGCGGGTGCTCCATATAAGGATTTTTAAGAGATATTTTAACTAATTCCATCGAATTTGTAAAAGGATATATAAGTGACGAAAAAAACTCCGTCTGGCGTGGAGATGATAAGGTTACAGTAATCACTTTGATGCGGGAAATTCTGAATGTCACTAATATAAGTATAAAAGTAAATGATGTATTAATGCAATTTATAACTTATATAAATAATCCCGGGGTAGGTAGTGAGCAGATTCAACAAATAATTAATCAAAATCCTTCCGTTCATAATGATGTTCCTATTTTTAAAGTGTGTTTAAAAATGTTTGAAAATCGAGAACAACAACAACAACAATACTACCAACAACAACAACAACAATACTACCAACAACAACAACAACAACGACAACAACAACAACAACAACTACAACGACAAGCACTACAACAACAATACTACCACCAACAACAACAACAACAACAACAACTAGCCGCACAACAACTACAACAACAACAACAACAACAACAACAACAAGAAGAACTGGATTCCGGGGCTCGTAGTCTTTCACCAAGGCCTGTCGAACGAACATTCGGCGGCGGCCACGGCGGCTCGCGTAGAAGAAGAACTTCTCACAGAAAGCGTAAAAGTTATCGTAAATCTAAACGCGTTCGCCATACTCCCCGAAAACAAACGCGCAGACATAGACATAGACATCGCCGTAGTCGCCATCGCCGATAATATAGTTAAAAACAATTATATAAATATGTTACCCAAAGTTTAGCAACATATTTATATTATATTATATAGACATATTATATAGACATAAAAATGACAAGTTGCTCAGCAATGGCGCCACAACAAGGCGGTTCGAGACGACGACGACGAAATACGCGTTCACGTTCGCGTAAAAATAAAACCAGGCGTAACGGAAAGTGCCGCGCATGCAGATGTCCCGGTGGATGCAAACGCTCTACATGCCCATGCTACCGCGGGCGATCTAAACCCTGCTGCACAAAGAGATGCAGATCGCGTGGTCACGGATGCAGATGCTAAATGCAGTAAAATAAAAAACAACACAAATTTCTCCACACTAATAGATAAATTTGTTAAATAAACCGAATTATCTTTATCATGTTTATTATAACATAAAAATTGATAAAGATAATAAACATTAAATCATATATAGTATTAACGGCATCAACATGAGCAAAAAGTCAGAGACATCAACCCCTCTTACAGCACAAGACGTAGACACATCGTTCCGTCTATTTGACTTCAATATCTTTGACGAAAAACGCGAAGAAAACAAGGATGAAATCGGCGACGGCGATGGCGATGGCAGCGATGACGCCAAGACTAAAGGAGAAAACAAATTCAAAAAGGACGAGAAGTTTACTACGATTCAAATGTTCGGTTTGAACGAGAAGGGCGAAACCTGTGCAATATTTGTTCGCGATTATAGCCCCTTCTTCTATATCAAAGTGGGCGACGAGTGGACGATTCCACAGAAGTCCGCGTTTGTTTCGCATTTGAAAGACAAACTTGGAAAATACTACCAAGATTCGGTTCTAGAATTTGATTCAAAACTAATCAAGCGCAAAAAGTTATACGGATTTGATGCCGGGAAAGAACACAAGTTCGTATTAATCAAATTTAAAAATATTGCGACGATGAACAAGGTGAAAGGTATGTGGTTTAATTTCAAGGCCGGAAAACAAGTGCTTCGTCGCGATGGTTACTATTATTCCAATACAAGGACGGAAATATATGAAGCCAATATTCCGCCCATTTTGCGGTTCTTTCATATCCATGATATCAGTCCATCCGGTTGGATTGGATTTCAGTCCAAGCGTGTCAAACAGGTGCGCGGTGGGTTAAAAACGACGACGTGCACTTATGAATACGAAATCGAGTCAAAATACATTGTTCCTCTCAACGCGAAAGAGACCATCGTGCCTTATAAAATATGTAGCTTTGATATTGAGGCGAGCAGTAGTCATGGCGATTTTCCGATTCCGATAAAAACTTATAAAAAACTTGCGACAAATATGGTAGACATTTGCGGTGCAGTTTTGCGAAATATGGATGGTGGTGGCGGTGCCAATGCAGATGCGAATGCCGAAGCGGCGCGATACGAAACGATCGAGAAACTCCTTAAAAAAATCGTATATACCGCGTTTCATCATGAGAAAGACCCCCACGGCGATGTTGACCGAATTTATACGAAAATCAAAGTTAGTGAGTCACGACTTGCGACGCTATTTGGTGTATGGATTTCGTATCATATTCCCGATATTCAGTCTAGTGCGAAGCTACAAGATTTAAATACGATTGAGAAAATGTTTGAAAAAATGTCGCAAGACGCGAATCAAGGGGATGCAGATGGCGGCGATGGCGGCGATGGTGACGAAGACGACGTAGAAGGCGGTGCGAATGACTACGAGGAAGATATCGTTGAGATAATGGATGAAGACGAATGCGAAGGTGCTCATGGCGACGACGAGGGCGACGAGGGCGACGACGACGAGGCAGATGCATTAATGCGTGCATATGCTGGCAATGGACCGAAATCAAAACCAGCACCAGCACCAGCACCAGCCCCTAAAAAAACTACCAAGAAATCAAAAGAATCAACACCAAAAGAAATACCAAAAGAAACTCCAGTTCACCTGCTGTTATGTCCTTCAGACAAAATGGACCGCGAAACCAAAATCAATATGTTGAATGTATCCTTACAAGAAATATTCCCACCCGTCGAAGGTGACAAAGTAACGTTTATTGGTTCGACGTTTCTCACCTACGGCAACAAACGCCCCTACTTGAATCATTGTATCGTTCTCGACACATGCGACACGCTCAAGGACGAGGTCGCAAACTCCGAAATACAGACGTGCAAAACAGAGCGCGAATTATTGCTCGCATGGACACAAATTATTCAGCGCGAGAATCCGGATATTATTATTGGATATAACATCTTCGGCTTTGATTATCAGTTTATGTTTCAGCGTTCGCTGGAAAACTCATGCGAAACTGAATTTCTTGCACTTTCGCGAAACAAGGGCGAATTTTGCGGGACGCGTGACTATAAAACAGGTAAAATTGGTATCAAGGAAAGCACTATTGTCATTGCAAGCGGTCAGCATGACTTGCACTATATTGATATGACGGGGCGGTTACAAGTTGATTTGTATAATTATTTACGCCGTGATTTCAATCTCTCGTCTTATAAGCTGGACTATTGTGCGGGTTATTTTATTGGCGATGGTGTGAAAAAAATCGAACACTTGCCTAGCGGAAATACGAAAATCATGAGTTCGAATTTGATGGGTCTTGAAAATGGCAACTATATTCATTTCGAAGAATCCAGTCACTCGACGGATATGTATAAAGAAGGCGAGAAATTCAAAGTGCTGAACGTGAATCCGGAAGAACGCAGTTTCGAAATTGAAGGATGCGAAATGCCGGATATGACGAAATCAGTGCGCTGGGGTTTAGCAAAAGACGACGTCACACCCCAGGATATCTTTCGCATGACAAACGAAGGACCAAAAGAGCGCGCAATTATTGCGAAATATTGTATTCAGGATTGTAACTTGGTGCACCATCTTATGAACAAAATCGATGTGATGACGGGGTATATCGAGATGTCGAAGATTTGCAGTGTGCCGATCAGTTTCCTTGTATTGCGTGGGCAAAGTATTAAACTGACGAGTTTTATTGCGAAGAAATGTCGCGAGAAGCGGACGCTCATGCCCGTTATTGAGCGTTCATTCGGAAATGAAAGCTACGAGGGTGCAATTTGTCTTCCACCGAAATGCAACTTATATTTGGACAATCCGGTTGCATGTTTGGATTATTCGTCGCTATATCCGTCGTCCATGATTAGCGAGAATTTGTCGCATGATAGCAAAGTATGGACAAAAGAATTCGACTTGGCAGGACAGCTGGTTCGCGAAACGGGTGTGAAAGATCCGTCGGGAAATTATATCTACGATAACTTGTCTGGATACGAATACGTGGATGTCACCTATGACACATATAAGTGGGTTCCAAATGGCAGAGGTAAAGCAGTGAAAACATTGAATGGTAAAAAAATATGCCGATTCGCACAGCCCCGTGATGGCGTGAAGGCGATTATGCCAGATGTGCTTGAAGAATTACTTGCTGCACGAAAAGCGACACGCAAACTGGCGGAAGCAACAGAAGACCCCTTTATGGCGAATATTTTAGACAAACGGCAACTCGGTTATAAAGTCACTGCGAACTCGCTTTATGGACAATGTGGTGCGAAAACAAGCACGTTTTATGATGTGGATATTGCGGCGTCTACTACTGCGACGGGACGCAAACTGCTGACCTATGGAAAGCGCGTTGTTGAGGAAGTATATGGAGATGCGAAGATGGAGTCGAAGAAATTCGGGTTTGTAAATACGAAAGCGGAGTATATCTATGGTGATAGCGTTGCAAATTATACACCTATATATGTTAGACATACCGGGCAAGAAATAAATATTATACAGATAGACGAGTTAGCAAAACGATACGGGGACGAAAATGGGTGGGTTTATAGTAAAGAAGAAGGAAAAGAAGGGAAAGAATATTGTGAAATGATTCCGTCAATGAATATAGAAACATGGTCTGATAAAGGGTGGACAAAACTTCATCGTATTATTCGTCATAGACTTGCGCCTCATAAAAAAATGATTCGAGTATTAACACATACTGGACTTGTGGATGTAACCGATGACCATTCACTTGTTGATATAAATGGTAACGAAATATCGCCAAAGGATGTTGTTAAAAATAAGACTGAATTATTGCATTTTGAACACGATACATATAAACAT